ATTTTGATGATGCCCCCCCCGGTGTTGTGTTGCCACTCCCTGCTGGCCCTCTTGTAGACCATGGGCAAGCCATGTTGCCAATGGTGGAGGTTGCAGAGGTCCCAGTTCCAATGCTGGGCATTAATGTTCGCACCAGAAATGGTCGCGCCTGCAACCACCCAGATAGATACCGGTTAAACGCGAACCGTCGTAATGGGTTTCGTAGATTGCTTTATGACACTTTGAAAGCACAATTCCCTTTTGTTGTCAATGGGAAGTACAAACCTTTTTCCGATTCGGACATCGCTGCTATACACAAATCGTGTGTAACGCTGCAGAAAATGCACGGAGTCAGACCCAATCATATTCCGGAGAATACTCACATTGTAGTGGCTTTGCTGTCTTCTCCTTCTCCAGAAGAAAGGTTGGGCATGACTATTTACCGGAGTCGATCTATACAGTTGCCTGTTTATCGGGCTTCAGCAGCACCAAAAGTCCATGGCCCATTATGGAACTTGCTAGGTACTAACTGGCTTGCTCCATCTTGGGCTGGGAGACAGACCAATTGATGCGGCCCAGCGTGGTTGCCTCCTGTCAAGACTCATCGAAGGATCACTCTGGCTAGAGTGCGCGAGTTCTATCCACAGTCAAGACAGTTCCGTGAGGTACCTATGTCGGGTCGCGTTCGCCGGACTAGGGGGGTTTGTAGTTTGATCCCTGGTCTGATGGGCACACTGCAGGGTGTGCATTCCCAAGACTCTGACGCCGCTTGGCGCGCGGTTACAGAGCGGGTTTTATTCATAGAAACTGGTCAAGGGTTTCAGCCTCCGCCGATCCCTGTGCCTGACTTTCGACAACGATTACGACCATGTATTGATCGGGTCATATCTGGTTATAGAGCCAAGTATTCCCAGCCGGTAAAATTGTCTTATGATGAATTTATCGGATTGATGTTACCTCGCAGACAAACCAGATACCGGGTTGCAAAACAATTACTAGATCAAGGACATGAAATTACAAAGCCCGTTGTCAAAGCATTTTTGAAGAGAGAGAAAGTTTCATTTGAATCAAAAGACCCAGCACCTCGCCTTATTCAACCAATGCCTGATGAATATCTTCTCGAGGTAGGGTGCTATTTAAAACCATTCGAAAAACCCTTGATGGATTCCATAGAAAGATCACTTGACGTCTTCATAAGCAAAGGGAAATTGCCACAAGAAACTGCCACTTGGATTTCAGATAAGTGGAGTCAATACTCAGAACCGGTTTGTGTCGATCTTGATGTGTCGAGGTTCGACCAACACGTACATGCTGAAGCTCTTAAAGAAGAGTTTTATTGTTATAATAAAATCTTTCAAAACGACTACTTAGCCAAATTGCTGCGAATGCAGATTAACTGCTCAAGGCGTATTGTCGTGGAGGGGGAGTCTATTATTTCATTTCGTACGGAAGGGGGCCGCCTCAGTGGGGTCCCAAATACCGGTATGGGTAATGTGCTTTTAATGTGTGCAATGCTTCGTACTTTTTGTACCAGCCGTTTTCCTGAGCGTGATTTTGGATTGTTAGATAATGGAGACGATTGTAATGTGATAATGGAGCGAGCCTGGCTAGCTGAGTTTGTGGCGGCCGCCCGTGGTTGGTTCTTGGAAATGGGTTTCACTTTAAAGATAGAGAACGTTGCGTATAACCTACAGGACATAGAGCATTGCCAAGCTAGTCCTATCGAGATAAGACCCAGTGAGTGGACGATGGTGCGTAAATTGCGCCGCGTCGGCATGAGAGAGGCACTCGTGGTTCGCGCAGTGAGAGAGAAGAAGGATTGGGATTTCTTCAGGTCAGCTATATCTTGTGGCGGGATGTACGACTTTGCTGGAATACCGGTCCTCCAAGCTTGGTTCTGGAAGTTGGGAGAGGGCACTAATCGCAGTTATACCCCAACTAGCGTAAACAGAAGCATAGAATGGCTGGACGTTCGCAGCCTTCGTGGCCAGGACATGACCGGAAAAGATGTCAAATGCTTAGAGATCTCACCTCAAGCACGTGCCTGGTTAACGGCCAAGTTTGGTATTTGTTTGTGGGAGCAAATTGATATTGAGTGCTCCGTTAAAAATATGCCTATTGAGTGGTGTGAAGATGGAATGAGGGATTGTTATACCCCGATTAGCAGAGAGGAGTTTTTGGCTCACCCTGCTCATTCAAGATATTGGAATTATTGTATTCTCGATAATTCATGGGGTTCAACTGAGTAATAGCCCAAAACTGATACAGTGCTAACAAGAATGCCAAGAGACTGCACGGAGCTTCCTGTTAGGTTTCAGTTGGATGAACAGTCCCGGATGTGTACGGTATCCCATACAACACAAACAACAAAATTTCTAAAAATTAACAAAACCTAACCAACCCCTGAAAAATGCCTAAGAACAAAGGAAGAAATAACAAAATAAAGAAACAAAATAAACAAACCAAAAACAAAAACAAACAAAAACAGCCTATGCGTGGAAATAGGAAAGCAAGATCGCGACGTTCCCCGCTTGGGAAGTATGCGATGATGTTGGCTGATCCTTGCGCTGCAAATTTGGTACCAGGTATTTTTGGTACAACCGAAGGTTTGTTGGCCCGAATGAGGAGCACAATTTCATTTAATGAACAAAATGGCTACATAGCATGGTGTCCTAATTACTGTTCCGGCCGAGGTACAGCTACAGGTCATTATAACTTTGTCTGGTTTGGAACCAATTTAGGGTCATCTGTTAATCCAGCAAACACGACACTCGATCCCTTCGGTACAACCTACAATACTTCTGGTCAATATTTGCAAGATCCCGCTTACAACTTTTTGAGTGGGGCGACAGCTGCAGATCATCGAGCCATAAGTGCTTGCTTATCCTTGGTGTATACCGGTTCAATTTCTAGTTGTTCCGGTGAGATTGCTTTGTTGCCTAATGTAGGATCAAGCGTCTTGCTATCTGGGGGCTCGGGAGGGCTTCCTGCTAGTATTGATGATTTGTTCACCCACGCACCGATACATAATAGAATGTCCATTGAAGCAGCCGAGATTAAATTTCATCCTGGGGCACAATTGCCCAGGTTTCATGCCTCTAGGACAGGCCCCTTGTATTATCAAGCAGCTAACGCGACAACTCTGGCCCCCAGTGTGGCGGCCTCTGGAGACCCTGGTTGGGTGGTTTTGGCATGGAGAAATGTCCCAGCCGCATCCATCAGGGTTATGGCCACGAAATGCTTTGAATGGAGACCTGAAGCAAACGTTGGTTTATTGTCGGTGACACCAAAGAGTACTACTCCGATGACCACCTTCCATGACGCTGTCCGGATGTTGGACACCGTCAGTCCAGAGTGGTGGGCAATGGCGAAACATGGAGTTAGTGCTTTGGCGTCAAGAGTTGCTGCCTTGGCCTTCACAGGTACTGAGCCAGGATTGCTAGCTCAAACGGGACGTCTTATGTTGACAGAATTTTAGGCTTGTAAAAATTAGTTGCATGTTATAGTTAATTGTTTCAGGGTAGAAAAACCAAATAACACAAAATAGAAAGAAATAAAAATTAAAACCAGCTATTGCCAGAAAGTGGCTGACGGGAACTGAGCCATCAGCAGCCACGTCGGAGTGGTCTCGATAAAGTGCCTGTCGGCGAGGCAAACCGATAGGTAGAGGTCTACAATGCATTACCCAGTTGGCAGTAGTTACGAATAAAAATTTGGTAGTATAGTTTTTGACCTAGTTCTCTAAACTGGGCCCTGCGAGCTTGCAGGATAAAAAGAGCTAGCCTTAAATGGTGCTCGGAGTCTATCGAGTCGGATTAGAGTAAGACACTAAGAACTCTTCTAACGTCACACTGTTGCCCTCCTACGGAG